TGAAAAGCGCCAACGGGGAAAAATGGTCAGGCAAGGACGAACAAAAAAGGCCGGAAATTAAAGTCGAGCCTTTCGCTTTTCAGGAGCTTCCGGCCGGTTGGGAAATGCAGGAATGGAAGCCGGAGATCCCAGATTCCTATCTCGCTTTTTCAAAAAGCATCAAACAGGCCATCGCTGTTTCGCTTGGGATCAGTCATTCCACGCTTTCGGGTGATCTTGAGAGCGTGAGTTTTTCTTCTATCCGGGCCGGGAACGCTACGGAGCAGGAATATTACAAGACTTTGCAAAAGTTGATTTGCGATAAATTTGCGACGAAGATTTTTTCTCGATGGTTGCTTTTTGCCCTTGCATTGGGACAGATTAATAAATTGCCGTTAAGCAAATACGATAAATTCAACAAGCCTTCGTGGATTTGCAAACGGTGGGCGTACGTGAACCCGAGGGATGAATCCGAGGCAGACAACACGAGACTAATTATGGGAACTGTTTCACGGACTGAGCTGGTGGAAAATCAGGGCGGAGATTTAGAGGACGTTTTCCGAAACCTCGAAAGAGAAAAGAAGCTAGCGATTAAGTATGGGATTGATGTTGCTCCCGAGAAAAAAGGAAACACAAATGGACCCGAAAGAAAAGACGACGAAGAAAATGGAAACATTCGAGCTAACGTTAAAGAGTAGCGAAAGCCCGATTGACGTTGAAAAACGGACAGTAAACGTCATTTTCTCGGATGAATCCCCGATTTACCGATACGCGTATTACAAGGGGAATTACATCGAGTGCTACGTTATTCTTTCACATGATCCGGGTGCTGTGGATTTGTCGAGGTATAACGACAAGGCTAATTTGCTTTGGGATCATAACGACTCGACGCCAATCGGAGTTATCGAGGGAGCGCTTATTGATTCCATGAAGAAGCAAGGGAAGTGCGTGGTTAGATTCGGAAAGGGTGATTTCGCTTCTGAAAAATTTAACGATTACGCTGACGGTATTTTAACTAAATTCTCTGTTGGGTGCGAACCTTTCGATTATGACAACGATGCAACCCTGTTGGGTGAGCATGAAGGGATTCCTCTTTTCAGGATGAACAAGTGGAGTCCTTTTGAACTGAGTGGAGTCTGTATCCCCGCAAATGCTAACGCCAAGGTAGGCCTAGCCATGCAGGGGAAGGAAGTACCAAAAGCGGATGCCGCCAACGAAGCCCGGAAGGCCGAGGAAATGGCAAAAGCAGAGGAACAAAAAAACAAACTAAAGGAAATAAAAATGAGTGATCCGATTGCCGAACAAAAGCCGGTTGATGTCGAGGCCTTCCGCAAAGAGGGCCGGGAAGCTGAGGCTATTCGTCAACGCGAGATTGGCGCTTTCGCGGATAACTTCAAGAGCAACGCCAAGATTCAAGACTATGCCAGGGAGTCGAAGGAAAAAGGAACTTCCTTCGAGGACTTCGCGCGTCAGGCCGTCAAGCTGAACGCTGAAAAGCCGGAGCCTGTCTCCCAGGTCGGGATGAGTAAGAAGGAAGTCGAAAGTTTTGATATTATGAAGGTCGTCCGTGCTTTGTATTCTGGTATCCGTCCTGATGAGATGGAAGGCATCGAAGGTGAGTCGCATAGAGCGATTGCTTCCAAGATGTCTACTCAGCCTCGCGGATACTGCCTACCTAACGAAATCCAGAAACGGAAAATGGATCTTTCGTTTTTGCCGGAGGAATATCGGGCCAAGGTCGCGGAAAAGTTTACGGTTCAAGTCGCTGGAACTGGCTCGTACCTCGTGGATCAATACCACGATGCGGCCGGGTTCGTCGAGTTGCTTTATGCGGAGTCTCTAATTCCTCAACTTAGCCCGATGATGATTTCTGGCCTTGTTGGGGATATGGATATTCCGAAGCTCACCACGGGACACACCATCTACTCGGTTGCCGAGTCTACGGCCGGGACTAAGTCTAATCCTGTGTTGGGTCGTGTTTTGCTTCAACCTAAAACGATTACGGGTCTTTCGACAGTTTCTCGTAAAATGATTAAGCAAGCCACCCCTGCGATTAGAACAATCCTGATGGCTGACTTGGCCAGCTCGATTGCTGAAACGGTTGATAAGTACATTACGCAGGGAACCGGATCGGATAGCCAACCTGCTGGACTCGCCAAGGCTTTGACGGACGCTTCTATCTCCGCGATTAATTGCACTTCGATGACCTACGCGAAGATGTTGTCGTTTGTAACGGCTTTGAAAAACGCGAAGGCCTACAAGAATGGAGTCCGGATTCTTACCACACCGGACATCATTGCGATTCCCGCGAATACGCAGAAGGTGGCCAATACTTTCTCTCCGCTGTATGACTACGACAGCAAGAGAACCATTGGTATTCCGACTGTTGATTCTGCGAATTGCAAGTCCGGCCATTTGTTCGCCGGTAACTTCTCGGATATGATCGTTGCTGACTGGGGAGCGGTTGAACTCGACATGGTTGAGGACACCACGAACCCTAACAGCGGGGATAAGACTCTCCGGGCGTTTTTCGATTTCGACCTGGGGATTCGTCGGGCCGCTTCCTTCCAATGGACTTCGTCCGTTACCCAGGCCTAACCTAACAGATAACGGGGGAGCCTAAAAACTCCCCCAGTTATCCCAACATAAGGAGAAAAAAGATGTCTGAACAAAACGCGTATGACGGTTTTGGATTTGAGGAGTTGATCGCTCCTCAATCCATCACCGACACGAACGGGACGGGGTCGGAAGTGGCCATCGGGAAATACACTGGTAAGGTTTCCTGCGTTTTCCAGCTTGAGGGAGTCGCTTCAAGTGATGCTGTCACTATCGACGTGAAGGAAGGTACAGAGGGAGCCGTTACGACTCTTGTTGAAAGGGTTATGACGGACACGAATGAGGACGGGGTTTTCGCCTATGACTATTGGGTGAACGACCGCGCCACTCACATGACTGCAATTCCTGCTGTCACGGGTACGGCGGTTGTGTCCGGTGTTTTTGTCGGAGTGAAGCGGCAGTCGTAAAAAACGGCTACGGGGGAGGGAAACCTCCCCCAAAAGCCTAGGAGTCTCATGTTTACAGAGGACTTGACTGCATTTTTTGATGTAGATGAAATGGGTACTCTTGTAACCAAGAGCGACACTAATACATTCGTCGCAATTTTCGACAACCAGGCGTTGATTAAGGACGAGATGAGTGGTCAGGTGATTAACACGAACCCGAAGGGGGTTTGTTCTTCCGCTGATCTTTCGGGGTTGAAACAAGACGACAGTTTGATTATTAGTGACACGCAGTATTTTATAACTTCGATTCTTCCTGACGGGACGGGTGTTTCAGAGTTTGAATTAACACTAGAGGACCCCAATGGCTGATAGCAAGAGACAACAGATCGTTGATGCCTTGATCGTGAGGCTCAAGGAAATCCAAAAGGGCGACACATACGCTACAGACTTAGGTAATAGCGTCCATCTTTGGAACTTTAAGCCTCTCGACCTTGAAAGCGGTGAATTACTACCAGCAGTATGCGTCAAGGATTCGTCTAGCACTATCGAGCCTGGACGGTTGATGACCCCCAAGGGAAAGCAAAAACACAGTTTGAAAATTGAGTGTTTGATTATAAACAGCAAGGAACCTGGAAAAGAAGCTGACGCGACAGGAAGGGAATTGCTGAAGGATTTCTATGCGTCACTTGGCAAGGATCAAACCTTCGGAGGTCTTGCTGATTGGGTAACTGACATTTCTGACGAGTTTCAGGTGGAGCAGGACGGAAAGACAGTATCAAACATACTGGTTAAATTTTCTATCCAGTATGAAACAGCCGCTTTTGCGGATTAGGAGATTACCATGAGTGAATTTGGATATGATGGAAGTTTTGGACTTGGTAGAGAGACGGTTTGGGGAACTTCCCCGGCGGCTCCTGAGATCCAATTGGAGATTGAGGAGGAGTCTTTAAGTCTAAAACAGGAAACGATTGCAAAGCCTACCATCCCAGGGTACATGGAACAACACCATATCCCAGGGCATAAAACGGTCGAGGGATCTGTTTCTTTTCCGCTGAATTACGACGAAGCTTATTTCCCTATGCTTGCCGTGATGGGCGCGGTTGATACTAACGATGCTGGTGATTACAACATCCACACGCTGACGCTTTCGGCTGACACAAACACGCCGGGTCTTTCGGCATATGTTGACCGAGATGGACAGGACTTCGTTTATTCAGGATTGGCCGTAAATAGCGCAAAATTCACGCAGGAACCGGAGGATTTTCTAAAGGTTTCGCTTGACTTGGTTGGAAAAGACGAGTCCTTGACTTCTTTCACGGAAACGACATACGCGGATTTTTATGGTGTTGCTTATGACGACCTCGAAGTGAAGGTTGGAGGCACGGTTCTTCCCGTTTCTTCCGTCGAGTTTACGGTTGAAAAGGGAGTGGCTACCGATCGGTTCCAGTTGGGATCGAGGACTCGCAGGGGTCTTGGCAGGGGATCACTTACTAAGGTTTCGGGTACTCTCAAGACCGAGTACGATTCTAACGAGTCATCCGCGCCTTATACGAAGTTTAGAAACCAAACGGAAGCGGCCATCATTATGACCTGGACCGGGCCGGAGGCTGTTACGGGAGTAAATAAGTCTCTCGTGATTACGTTCCCTCGTGCTATTTTCCAGGGAACAACGCCACCGCTTAAAGGACAGGGAGTTGTCGAGTTGGAGCTTCCGTTTACCGCTTACGCGTCCGAAAATGGAGTAACTGGGTCGATGACGGCTGTATTAACGACTACGGACGGTGAATAATGGGAGCGATTGACCGGCTTAAAAAGTCATGCGAAAAAGAAATAACCCTCTCTCAATCCGGGGAGAGGGTTTCTTTCAGAAAGATGACCGCTTACGACCTGGTTAGGTTTGGGGATATACCCGATACCGTTTCTGACTTTGAGGGTAAAGGTCTTTCTGAAATGGACCCAAAGGCGGTTGATTATTTTCTTTCAGTCGTTGCAGATGCTATCTTCGCGGTTGGTGGTGAACCCGTTGTATGCACTACAAAAAAACCACCTATTACTGATGCAGGAACTTTGTCGGTTTACTCTTTTGGTGAGGACTTGACTCAATTGATTTCAGAGGTTTTCAAGTTCATTCGAGGGGGTGACGGGGAAAACCCGTACCGATTTCAAGAGTTTCCTGAAAAACAAGAAACAACTGATCCTGCTGGACAAAATAGCTCGGAGATACGGTAAACTTCCTAGCGAGGTTTTAGACGTCGACGCCGACAGGTACAACATAAACCTTTATGTATCCATTGCAGGAGCAAAACAGGAAGCCGCCGACAGGAACAGGAAGAAGAAATAATGGCAAGCGACAGCATAATCCAGATAATCCTTAAAGCGAAAAATCAGGCAAGCCAAGCCTTGCGCGCGCCCATTAAAGACCTAAAGGATCTGCAAGGGGCGTTGAAGGGTATTTCTGGGCCTATGAAGATTGCTACAGCTTCCGTTGCGGCCGCTTTTGGAATTGCGGCTAAAAAAAGTCTCGAATATATAGACAGCATTGAAATGGCTAGGCAAAAGACAGATATGACATCAGAGGAGTTTTCCAGACTTGCATATAATGCCAAATTATCGGATCTTGACGTTTCCATTTTGTCTAAATCCATTAGGACTCTTTCAGAGGGAATGATTGATGCGACTAATGGGACTGGTGATGCTTCTCTTGCTTTTCGTGCTATGGGTATCAGCGTAAAGAATACGGACGGTTCATTGAAGTCAAGCCAACAGGTTTTGAACGAGATTGCAGACGTTTTTGAGAAGATGCCGAACGGGATAAACAAAAGTACGCTGGCCTCTTCAATTTTCGGAGCGAAAATAGGAACCGAGCTTATCCCGATGCTCAACCAGGGATCGGCCGGGTTTGCAAAAATGGCGGCTGAATCGGACGCGTTAGGACAGACCATTTCCACAAAAGGAGCGGCCAATGTAGAAGCATTAAATGATAACTTACAGAGGATGCAGGATGTAATGAGTGGGGTTGTAAATAAAATTGTGCAAGATCTTGCTCCGACAATGAGGATTTTCACGGATTCATTAATAAACGCTTACAAGGAAGGAGGATCATTTAAGACAGTAATAGAATCAATCTCTTGGGTTTTCACTAATCTTTCAAAGGTTATAGTTTACGGAGTACAGGCTATCGCTATGGCTTTTGGTATTCTTGGAAAAGCAATTGGGGATATAGCATATGCCGCCTATCAATTTTATACTGGAGACTGGAAAGGCGTTGCAGAAACAATAAAGGCATCTCTTTCTGATTCTCAAAAGGCAGTAGAGGAAGGAGTCGCATCTCTTGATGCTCTTATTTCTGGACGGACGGCAACAACCGGCGAAACGATGGCCAGCAATCTAATTAATCCATCTCTTGCAGGATTGGATAAGTTACAAAAACAAGAAGAATCCGCAAAAAAAGAAAAAGAGAAGCAAGAAAAACGGGAACAGACAGAACGCGAGAAAAACTTCCGGTTACACGGCCAGAGATTGACGAACGAAGAATTAATGCAGTTAAACAAAAGGAAACAGGCGAACCGTGACGCATGGGCTAACATTGCGGCATTAGCTGAAAACGGAAATAAAACTCTTGGAGCGATTGGAAAAGCGGCGGCGATCAGAAATGCAATCATGGATGCATACGCGGCAATTAACGTAACCCTTCGATCCGTTCCGTTCCCGCTGAATGTTATCAGCGCGGCCGCGATTGGTGCGCAGGCGTTCGCTAACGTTCAATCAATCCGAGGCGTTGCTCATGGAGGACTTGCGAACGTTCCGCGAGAAGGAACCTATCTACTCGATGAAGGGGAGCGCGTTCTTTCTCCAGAAGAAAACAAGGCGTATTCAGGCGGTAGTGGAATGGCAACGATCTACCTACAGTTAGATAAACGGACGCTATCGAAGGTCCTGGTTGACATGAACCGGCAGGGGTACGCGACAGCATGAAATTTTTCTACGATAACCTGATTGATTACTCAAACACAGCAATGCAAGCGGCATCGGAGGACTCCGAATTCCCGGTTGAAAACCTTGCGAGTGAATTGATCGGGGAATCGTACAAAACAGGAGCGACAGACACAAATGAGAGCATTGTAATTGACTTTGGAGAGGCTAAATCAGTTGATGCGGCCATAATCTACGAACACACGATCCTAACTACGGACGTTGTTAAAATACAGGGTAACGCGACTAACGAGTGGTCATCCCCTAGTGTGGACGAGACAATGACATGGGCTTCCGGCCCGATGGTTGAAAACTTCTCAGCTAGTAAATCCTATCGGTTTTGGAAGTTTGAGATTACAAAAGCAGACATTTCTTCGAGATCAATCGGGCGTGTTTACATCGGCCCGGTTCTTTCCGTGACAAGTCCGTCCGACAAAAACTATAAAATAAAGCGCGGAGATAAGTCGGTTATTTCTGAATCTCAGAGCGGTCAAATCTATTCAAACGTCAAGGGCATTTACAGGACGTTCTCGGTAGGATTCGACGGTATTGGGCAGGCTGAAAAGGCAACGGTCGAAACAATGATAAATTCGGTTGGAGTCCATACGGCTATTTTCTACCAGATCCACGAAACTATATCCCCGCTGGATGAGATTATCTATGCACACCTAACAAAAATACCAGAATTTTCATATCAGGGAATATCCTCGGAAATTGAATGGTCGTATGACGTCGAATTACGCGAGGTCATCTAATGACCGCGCTTGCTACTGCGCTTTCCCGCCCAAACGCTAAAAAGATAGCCGTTGCTGAAATAACCTGCGGAAAAATACAAAAAGCATGGGATAAATCGTGGAGTCCTTACACTCGGGATGATTTATCGTTTTGTTTTTGGGCCTCGGATATCCGAGGGATTGAGGACGGTTCGGAAGTAAACGAAATCGAAGAAACCGTTAAATCGCGAAAGTTTTTCAGGTCTAATTATTATTCTGAGTTTGTTACCTCCTACAATCGCGCAGATTCAACAGCGAACAATAGGCCCACTCTTTCAGTCGCATACCAGAAAACAGTAAAAGCTTTTTCATACGACACGCTTCAAGAGATTACAAAAACCGATTATATGAAAGCGGATCAATTCACTTGGTTTTTTGTTGCTAATGTTGGATCGGTTTCTTTTACTCCGTTCGCTTTTCCATTCTCGGTTACTACAATAGGGCCTTTTTCGGCAATAACTGACAATAGGGCTAAACTAAGCTCGAAGCACGGGGGATCCTACCTAGAGGACTGGACGGGGTCCGATGCGTGGCACGTTTTCCGCGTTGACCGGGATGGGACTTCCTACCGATTCTATTGTGATGGAGTTTTAATTGGAAGCGATACTGTCACCGGAAACCTTGACGTAACAGGTACGTTTTTCGGAAACCTTTTTAACATACACTCTCCAGGTGCGGCCGGTACGGTAAAGGTCGGAGGTATTTTTTTATTCAGGGATAAATTATCGGATTCAGCTTCCGAAACATACGAAACCGGTATGATGAAATATTACGGCGTAGGTTCTACTGCTTGGAATGAAATATATAGCACAGAGGAAACCGACAGGGTGGTTTCCGTAATTATTGATGGAGTTTCCTTGACGGAATCGGATACGATTGAGGATTGCCTTGGGACGCTTGAAACTTGGTTATGGGACGGGTCCACCGTTTACATTAACAGCGCAACAGATCCTAGGGGATACGATACAACTACTTTATTGATGCTACGATACGACTACGCCACGGAAGAAAAAACACTAGACGGGAAATATTATGGTGGCCGACTGATCGACGCTCCGGATCTTTCTGTCCGAATTGAGGAAGCCTTTTCCGATCCGACTCAGGTAGGGGGCGGGAGCATTTCGCTAACTAACGGAGATCGTTTCTTCAACAGGCGCATGGAGAACCGATGGGATGCAGGAAGGACCGTAATAAAGCTCGGATGCGACTATGCGGATTATGTAATGCCTTATTCTGAATACCAGACAATCGGAACGTGGAATAATGACTCGTGGGATTTATCTGACAGTTTCGATTTAACGCTGAAAGAGATAAAAGAGCGAATCAAAAAAGAGATCCCGATTGAATATTTTACGAGGGACGCTTATCCGCAAATAAACGAATCTGACGACTCAAAAGTCAAACCTATTATTTATGGCAAAGTTTACGGATGCGCCCCAATTTGCGTGGATATCGAGGCCAAAAAGTTTATTTGCGCCGGACATAGAATTAAATCCATCGGACAGGTCCGGGCCGACAATTCCTCATACTGGGAAGGCGTGACGGTAACTGATACAAATATTTCTGATGCGTCTTTTGTTTTTTCCGACTGGGATGGAAGCCAAGAATTAAGCGTTGATATTGAAGGAAAAACTGATGAAAACGGTTTTCTGATCGACAATCCTTCCGACATCATCAAAGATTTGCTTGCAACCATCGGCGAGACAGATATCGACGTTACAAGTTTCGCGACTTCCAAAACAGCCCTGGACAGAGGGCAGTATTTACCGTCCGGGCAAAGGATAACCACATCTCCCGTTTCCGTTTATCTCGCAGAGGAAACGGACGTATTCGATGTAATCTCGGAGATTAACCAGGCCGTAGGTTCGTACCTGTATTCAGATGCGAACGGAAAATACCACTACGACGTTTTCGAAATTGACCGAGGCGAAGGATTGTCTGTTTTCAAAGAGGAACAGATTACTGATTTTGAAACCGAAACGGAAACAACCGAAAGAATATCATATGCAAAGGTTTCCTATGCCCGTAGAAACGTCGAGGGGTGGGCACCACAAACGCAGATAGAGCGGAAAAAAAATCAGTACGCACGGAACGAGAAGGGAAGGACTTCAAAGGAAGTCGAAGTAAAACTACCTACTTTTGATGACGCTGTAACCTTTGCAAATAAACTATTCGTCTATAACGGCGAGCTAAACCACGTCTACACATTCAAGTTACTTCCAGCAACTTCTCTACTTCTTACGCCTGGACAGCAAATACATATCCAATACGAGTACGATGAAGAAACAGGACGTTACACGCATGACTTTATCTGCGAGATTTATGAGATGAAGTTTGACGTAGTAAAGTTTGATGGGGTTGAGATAGTGGCAGGAAATAGGCATGGCTATGGTGACAAGCCTGGGTTTTGGTGCGAGGATAATGTAACTATTCCAGCTAGATATTCAGGGCTGGCGGGATACGGAGATGGATCGGCAAACGTCTGGAAGAAGTCATGGCATCCACAAATCAAGTCATGGTGTAGGCAGAATATGGGTTACTGGACTGATGATAACGGGTTCGCAGATTCCACCGATCCAGAATCCTATATGTGTTCAATTTACGTTTGAGGTGAAGAAATGGCCGACTGGAAAGATTTAACAAAGCCCACTTCCGGGGTTTCTACAAAGAAAGCATTGCAGGATGATATCATTGACGACCTTAATCTATTGCGTTCCGGGGCCGGTGGTGGATACGTAGGTGATGATTTCCCAAATGGAAGCATGGAGAACGATACAAATGGACTTCCCGACTTGTGGGAGTTTACACCTTCGCTTAATGGTGATGGAGTTATTGACACTAACGACGCAGGGGATGGCGTTTCTTCTTTTGCGATTACCTCTCCTGGCGGGGAGGGAGGAGGAGGAGAGCTTTTATATCCTGCTACTGGTAGCTATTTTTCAGTTTCGATTGGATGCACTAATTATCTAAAGTGGTTAATGAAATGCTCTACCGCGACAATGCGAAACGTTGTGGAGGCTCTATACTATGATATGGATGGAGTCTATGTTTCATCCGAAACGCTCCTTGATTATTCAGCCGGAAATCCTACATCGTGGACGTTGTTCGCCAGAAAATTAACTATCCCGGCAACGGCAACGCAGATGAGTTTAAAGTTTACCGGAGGGGTAACAGGACACGCAACGGGAGGCGTTGTTCATTTCGACGCAGTTGGATTTTTCTCGCCTACTCTTTTGGGGTATACATATATTGGTCCGACAGAAACTACATACGTATGCAAGGAAAATGTAGTCCTCGGAGATATCATGGGATGGGGAGGTGGAGGAGGAGGAAGTGTATATAACGACGTTGTTGGAATGGATGGAACTGTAGGAAGGCTTGTCCTAGATCTAATCGGAGGGACTACATATTCGGCTTCCGTAGGTGTTGGCGGGGCTGAGGGTGACGCGCAATTAGAGAACGGATCTCCCGGTGGAGATAGTAGTTTTGATTCCCACGTCATAGGTTTTGGCGGGTACGGAGCATACGCAACTGGATCATCAGGGAAGGCTCGCGGAGGAAATGGATATGGCCGTGGATACACGGATGGATCGCCTAGCGCAAAGGGCGGAGATGGAGCTTTTATAATAACCGAGTACGGGGCTTCCTGCTAATGGCGCGAAATTTAACGGGTGGAAAAAGTCCGTCAAGGAAGCCTCTAACTTTCGAGGTTCGCCGGGATGACGTAGTTTCTTCCATCGAGTCTAGTTATGATTCCAATTTCACGCAGGATAACGTTCCAGTCTGGGATGATACTAATGATTGCTTCGCCCCTTCGCTTTATTACTTTGACAATGACGTTATAACGCTAGAGGACGGATTAGGAAATAATGTTTATTCGATTGATACAAACCACATTGGAGCATTGCAGGAAGCTACTGACCCAAATAGTGAAAACCCGTTTCAAACTTTGTCGGATATTGAGGCGATAAAACACGCTGACCTTCAAGAATTAAACACCACAAATTATACGCACCTAACCTCCGCGCAAGCAACGGATTTAACGGATGGTGGGGAGACAACGCTACACTCTCACGCGGTTTCTATTATTTCTGCTCAGAGGGCCGTGAATAGGACTGGTGGTGGAGATCAGAACGTCAAGATTTGTTCGATCACAATAACCCAACAATATTATCAGGGACGGGTTTACTTCACGCTCTTTGGTGGGGGGTATGGGAACCACACCCACGCAAATCTATCTGTTTATGTCGCTCAATTGGCGGCTCTTGGTGAAGCGCCAATAGTACGTGTTAAAATATCATCTCTAACAAAATGGCTAAGACATTCGGACGTTCATGTTATAACTACAACAAATGACGGTTCTTCGACGGTTGTCGAGGTTTGGCTTGAACTTCGCGCCGATGGCGCAACCCGGTTATCTTATTTACCGATATACGACATTACCGATTATTTCCCGGTTACTCCTGTATTTTATACGGGATCTTCTACGGGAGCGCTTCCGGCTGGTACTGAAACAACGTGCTATTCTGACCACATGATGGGTTCGGGGGTTCCTACGTTTGACCCAGAAATGGATTATTGCTCATGGACAAATACGGATGACAATTCAGAATATCACCTAATAAACGGAACTTGGGTTATGATGACACAGACGGACCCTTCAACGGGAGGAGGAATAGTTTAATGAAAAAGGTTCTCGCTTTACTCGCAATTTTGATTTCGGGTGTTTGCTACGCTCAGACTCCAACAGAGATTCCAACAGAAACCATGACTTCGACAAGCACTCCAACGGCCACATTAACACCTGGAAATTATTTTAATTTCCGTCCTGCCGGAACTCCATTTGATCCATATAAACATTCCCCATACTGGAAAGGGTTACAACAAAGCGACATTAATGAAC